GCTACGGGTGCGAACTGGGCGACGGGTGCGAACTGGGCGACGGGTGCAAACTGGGCGACGGGTGCGAACTGGGCGACGGGTGCGATGTTCCGAAATCGCTATTTATCAGCGCATCTCGTCATACAGTATCCTATTGGGGTGAGGATGTTATTCAAATAGGCTGCAAACGCTACACCATTTCCGAGTGGCAGAAGCATTTCCGAAAAATTGGCGAGGCCGAAGGCTATAGTCCCGAGCAGATGGAGGAATACAAAGGGTATATAGACCTGATCGCTGCAATGCACAAGACGTGGGCGTTACACTAAAACATCCTAACCATGAGCAAGGGAATTTATCGACGGGTGCATAAACAACCTTACAGTGATATGCCTGACCACGTTGAGACGATTTTAATGAAACTTACACGCGAGGAACTGAGACTAAGTTACAACGCGGTTTGCAACGCCTATCTGGCCGCTTTCTGCGAAAAGCACGGCTACGATTATGAGCCGGATGCGTGGGTAGGCGACGACCCCGGAGGAATTGCAGAGGTCGGCGATCTATTCGTGAGCATGGCCGATATGCTGACGGACATCGACCGAGACGCTCCGAAGGAGGAATACATCAAGTACTACGACTACTGTATGCGTGTCGGAGGGATTTGTGACGGCAAACTGAACACCCCGAATTACGACAGCTGGCTGCGGGGATGCCCGCGGATGGACGAGGAGCAAATAGCTCGGCTGGAGGAATTGCAACGGGATGTGCGTAGTGCAGAGATGAATTTGAAGGTCGAGATCGACAGAATTAACAACCTCAAACAAGAATAGTTATGCGAGAGATTAAATTCCGAGGCAAGCGCCTCGACAATGGGGAATGGATATATGGCGACCTGCAAATTGGGGATGACGACCATATTCCAATGATTGGTACTGTCGGGCCGGGGCGTTGGGTAGAATATATACAGGTTGATAAAAATACAATCGGGCAGTTTACCGAACTCAAAGACAAGAACGGAAATGATATTTGGGAGGGAGATATATTCAAAGAAGACGGTAGCGGAATTGTGCGATCCGTCTTCCGAGTTCCCGGCGGTCTCGCTTTTGAGGATAATCCCGTATCGTTCGGCTATGACCATAGGTCGCCGTTATATCCGTATTCTCCTATTGCCGAAGCACAAAGCGTATCATGGATGGCTCAATGTTGCGAAGTAATTGGCAATATTCACGACAACCCGGAATTACTTAAAACTGAATAACCATGCAGAAGATAATGTTTAACGACCGATACCATCATACAAACGCGGTTATCGAGGAACGCAAGACCAGGGCGACGCAAATTATGGCTGGGATCGACTTTCCGGTCAACATGGTTATGGGGCGCGTCCTCCCCGACAAAGATGGGAAGATATATGCAGTTGCCAATGGGGAGAATATCATCGTGAAATTGCGCTACAAGGTCGGCGAGGTCGTGGCCGTGGCGCAATGCTACAACGATGTGGTGCGGGAATTTACGGATTTGGCGTTTGTGCCCGGAAGTACTAACAAAATGTTCGTCCGTGCTGACCTAATGCCCCACCAAATCCGCATCATCGGAATCCGCTGCGAGCGGTTGCGGGATATTTCGGACGAGGAGTGCATAAAGGAAGGAGTGTATGCAGGTTCGCAAGCATTAGAATACCCATACTATTTTATAGACACAAAACAATTCCTGATCTGTGATTATAAATCACCCAGAGAAGCCTTTGCCGCTCTTATCGACAAGGTGTCCGGCCGTGGAACATGGGATCGGAACCCGTGGGTGGTGGTTTACGAATTTGAATTGGTGAAATAGTATGAAATTAGCAATTACAATATGCAGACCGTGTAAACCTAAGTGTCTGTATGAATTTACTGGTGATATAGAGACAGTACGTGAAACTTATGTAGTTGATGTGCCTAATATGCCGAATGCGGTTGTCGAGGCTGCGAATGAGGGTAATGCCGAAGGCTGTGTTGTAGGTATATCGTTTATAAAGGAGCCATGAAATTCACAACCCCATGCTTTGTCCGTGTCGAGGATGCGGAAAAGCGAAAGGAGCTGACTGAATGGTTGGAAGGAATCGGGTATTATGTATGCTCCTGCTGCTTGTTTGGAGGCTGTAACACCCTGCATTGCTGTGGGATTGATCGGCTTAAAATCGCTTACGAGGTGCACGGGATCTGCGACTACGACGAGGAAACCCGATATTCCATCGACCAGTTCAAGGCTGAAAATGTTGCCAAAGGACACCCTGCCATAGACTGCGGCGAGAATATCGAGCTGTTTAAGGCACTGGCGGCGATGAACGACGAGAACGACCGCGAGCAGTGGTTTATCGCGGAGGAAGCGAAGGCATGGGTAAACCAAGGGCTGTATGCACCCATTGGGAGCTTCGAAAAATGCTTGCTGGAGCATCGGGTCGGTATCCCCGCCCGTAAGGCCACGGTTGAGGAGATTATCGAACATTTCAAAAAGAGGGAGAAATGATACGAGCAAGATTCTATATCAAATTCAAAGATTGCGGTAACGATTATCGGCCAGTTAAATGGCCGATCAAGTATCCGTATTGGTGTACGGGCGAAAGCGTCGACGCTTTCGTTATTGTCGCCTATGCCGAAAATGTCGAGCAAATAAAGGGGCTATGGCCGGAGGCTTATATGATCGAATGCGAGGAAGTGAATGAAATAACCTTCACTACAAGATTCCCAAAACCGAAGTGGTACAATTCGAGTTCGAATTGTTGAAATATCGAGATTCTCGCAAAATCAAGATAAAATGCAGAAAAATGAGAACCTTACAGTATTCGAAGCTGTAGCAGCCGATGCCGTATCATACGCTGATGCCGTCCTTGAAGAGCTGGAGAAAACGGAGAAGAAATTATGAAAAAGCAATATAATGAAAGGCCTACAACCATAATAGTTTGGCTGGTCGTAATACTGGCAATAATAGTTATGATCGCCTTTACCGGAATCAAGCCGGCAATGTAAAGGGCTCCCTGATCCGGAGCCCTTTGCGTTTGTGGCGCTCTCAAGCCCCACCTTTGACACATCACTCCAAAGGTAGCAACTTATTTCGATTAAAGCAAATGGGGAGAAGGGCGGAAGGGCGGCCAACTATCGCCGACTATACGGTATGGACAAATGAACTGAGCCGGGAAGAACTGATGATAATTATACATGGCATATGCAATCATCGGATCAACCAAGCGAAGAGGAAGCTCCAGTTTTTGCGGGCGCAGCGCGACAGGCGCCGAGCCACGCGGGGTAAATACAGGGAACCGAATACGCCTATTTCGTGGCGGAGGTTTAAAACAAAGGAAAGAGATCATATTGACGGACGGCAACAGGAGTTGCCACTATTTTTATAGAACATGGATAGTTTGCTCATGCAAGTTATGCGGGATCGCCAATCCGACGCGATGCTATTGATTAGCGCTTCAGATTTGCGTACCTTTGCAAATGTGCTCATTCAGGAGACAGGGGATAGCGTTGCTGAAAAAACATTCAGCGCCGTGAAAGCAGCTATGGGTGATAAGATAAAGTATTGTACCCGTGGAGAGGCGTCCGAGATTTTAGGAGTGTCCTATCCGACATTGCATCGGTGGGAGAAAGAAAAGTGTCTAATCCCAGTAAGAATAGGACGAAAAGTGCTATATTTGCGTAATGAAGTGGACGCATTCAAAGCACGAGGACGCACACGAAGTTTGGGAAAATGAAGTGAAAACCTGTATTATATCGCCAAAAATAAGCCAAAAACATGAATAATAAAAATAGCAACCATCAGATTGTCAGATGATTGCTATTTTGAAATTGTAGTCCCGACGGGACTATAGGTAATATTATCTCATGAAATCATTGGGATTGCATAAAGCAACAAAAATTGGCTGCAATGGTGTGTATCGGCATCTTTACGGATGTCATGAAACGACCGAAATATCACCAGATAAAGTATAAGTCGCCAAAAAGTCGCCAAAAATTATTGAAGTAATATATGGTTGTTTATATTTGCATCCGTGCAAATATAACAATTATGGCGACAATTTACTATTCACTCTCTGCCAAGGAAAATACATGCGGTTTACACGAGGTGCTGATTCGGTTTACTCACGGACGCCTTAACCAGCGTGCCAAGACTGGTATTTTCGTGCTGCCTGAATATTGGAGCGCCAAGACACAATCGGTTTCTGTTCCCCGTTACAGGATGATGTCTCCTGCCCAACAAGAGATCGTCGAACAGGCAAACGAGGCACATTCTAAAATCTCGGCATTGACATCTTTTGTCATGCAATCGTTCATAGAGGCAGGAGCAGGGAAGGTTAGCTTGCCTCCGAGTTGGCTCAGGGATGTTATTACGCCTTATTCTGTAGGATTGTCGCAAGACAGGGATATATGGGCACATTTTGAAAGTTACGTATCCAAGAAGGGGTTTTCTGAGCGCCGTAAGATGGCATTCAATGTTCTTATGAGGGCTCTCAAGCGCTACGAGTTGTACAAAAGGATTTTCGACCGCACCTTCACCCTTTCGCTGGGGATGCTAACGCCCGAGGTATTGGATGACTTTGAGGACTTTTATCGCCGGGAGCACGATATATGCGAGGAATATCCGCATATCTATGCTTTGGTGCAGGATTCGAGGATACCACACCAGCGTGGCCACAATACGGTTGTCAGCAAGATGATTCTCTTGCGGGCTTTCCTGAATTGGGCCGCAAACAATGACCTGATCCAAACTAATCCTTTCCGGAAGAAGGAGATAAAACAAGCTGTATATGGTTCCCCGATCTATATCACAATCGCCGAGCGGAACAAGCTATACCATACAAACCTATCCAGGCATCAACGACTGGCGGTACAGCGGGATATATTCGTATTCCAATGTCTCATAGGGTGTCGCGTGGGGGATTTGATAGCCTTGAAACGGAGCAACGTAGTAAAAGGTGCTGTTGAGTATATCCCGCGCAAAACGAAGGAAGGCCATCCGGTGACGGTGCGTGTCCCGTTGAACAATCTTGCAAAGGAGATAATCAATAAATACGCATCCCCTGACAATGCACTACTGCTCCCCTTTATTTCGGAGCAAAAATATAACGAGGCAATTAAAAAATGCTTCCTTGCTGCCGGATTGAAACGCATGGTAAGTGTACTCAACCCCGTCACCAGGGAGCCTGAGCAAAAACCGCTCTACCAAGTTGCGTCATCCCATATGGCGCGTCGTACTTTTATCGGGAATCTGTATAAGCAGGTCAAAGACCCTAACCTTGTGGGATCTTTGTCGGGGCATACCGAAGGCAGCAAAGCATTTGCCCGCTACCGCGACATAGACGAGGAGATGAAAACCGACCTGGTGAAACTTCTGGAATAATCAAATCGTATTCATCAACTCGCATACGACGGCAGCGAATATGGGTGCGCAGCATTCGCTCACTTCGAGCATCGCCATCCAGTATTGGGTGTCATCTTTTTCCATGTCCATTACATTTACAACAGGTGAATTGGTGCACATCTTCCCATAGCGCCTGGTTTATTTCGCCGGTAAGGTATGCTACCTCTTCCCCGGCCATCGGCAGCCCGAGAGTAAGGGCTATATCGTCTACGAGGTGCCGCAGTTCGTGCTCAAAGCTGTTGAGAAATTCCCACGGCGAGGAGTGCATCCCTATTACGATGACACTTTGCCGATGCTCCTTGTTGGAGTAGGTGAATCCCGTATCCATTTCGCACTTCACCATATTCCCCTGTACGCGATGAAGAACCGTATCAGGGCATCCGATGTCGGTAAGGGACTTGAGTATTTCGCCCGTATAGTAGCACGTCACGGCATAATATATGCGTAACGTCCAACCATACTTGTGAATACTCAAGTCCCGAATCTTCATTTTTCCTCCCTTTTTCCGTACTTGCGCCAGTTTCGCGCCAGCCTTCTGCGTTGTGCCCGGTTGAAGCGCTTGTTCTCGAATACGTCGTTCACCGCCCCGGCAAGTTCCTGGTACTTGTCGGCAGGCAGGTTACGGACGAGCGTTGCGATATTTTTCATCGATTTCGTCGTTGTCGTTTGTGAATTCGCTGATCTGGGGATATTCTTCCATGGCTACATCATCTCTTCCCACAGGATGGGTGTTCCCGAGCCGATGGTATCGGCATAGTAACGTGTAAATGGCAAGCCGTCGTAGCCGTCCTCGTCATTGATATAGTCACGTATGAACATCGCCAGGTATTGTGGATTGGGTATCGACGACCCGAAATAGTCCGCCAATGCCATGTTGCAGACGTACACGCAGTCATAGCCCTTGTCCTTTTTGAGTTCGATGCCGTACTGCTTGAGCAGCGCATCCACCTTATCCTTAGAATAGGGCTCGATCTTCTTGCCGTTCCTGTCCTTCATGCGGGATACGGCGAATTCGCACATCTTCTTTGAAAAGTGCCAACCGTAATTTTCGAGATATTCCCGGAACCCTGCCGGGAAGTTTTCATGTGTATCTAACCTGTCCATATTTTTCGATTTAAAAATAGGAGAGGGCACTGCGGCCCCCTCCCTCCGGTTTACCGCCTGCGATACCGCGAATAGGGGCCTGTACCCCTTACGCCACGGCGTTCGCCGTAGGCGTCGTCATACTCATACCCGCCGCGGTCATACTCGCCACGTTCGCCGTAGCCGCCACCTTGTCCGTAGCTGCCACGCTCACCGTATCCGCCACGGCCTTCACGCCGGCCTTCTTCAAAGCCTTCTTCGTAGGCGCGTCGGAGCTCCCGCTCCATCTCCTCTTCGTGGCCGCCGAAGCCGCCACGGCCTTCACCTATGATTCTCCAACCCATAGTTACTTTGTTTTTGCAGGTGGTTCAGACTTGACAAGGCTCCTCAGTTCTTCCGCCGTCGGTATCTGGCTCAGCCGTTCGTTCATGTCAGCGAGCATCTTCCGCAACTCCCTGTTTTCGGCTTCGAGCTCCTTTGAACGCGCAGCTTCGGGGTCGAGCTGCATCAGGATCTCGTCGTAGACCTTCAGGTTGGCTTTGTGCCTGTCGAATGATTCCACGATGTCACGGCTTGCCTGCTGTGCCTCCATGATGGTCGGCTTCAACACTTCACGTGTCGTCGCTACGGTAAGGCCGTCTTTCGAAACGATGTCCGCTTGCATAGGGACGCCCCAGGGCTCGTTGCCCTCTATCGAGATGTTGATGAATTGCGGCATCGGCGAGAATTGCCCGGGCTTTTGGGGCGGGAAATACGGTGCCGATACATCTTTTACGTTGGCTGTATAAAACTTAGGCTGTTCCCTGTTGTCGAAAACGTAGACTAAGGAGCCTTTTCTCAAGTTCTGAAACATCTTGGTTAATGATTTGTGAAAGATAGGGGAGAAGGAGCCCTCCTCCCCGTCTTTCGGTTAATTGTTTTTTTAATTCAGACGGCACCGGTCATCAATTGCAAAGTATCGGTCTGCTTGTCATACCATATCTGGTATACCCCTGACCCCGGAATATCCGATACTGTAACATTTGCTCCGTTGTACGTCGTCAGATTCTTATTTTGCCCGTTGGTTTCAAACAGCACGGGAAGTGTTCCCGTTGTGCCGGCAGGGATTTCCTGTACCAACTCAACCAGCACGAGTCCCCGGTACCACGAATTTGCAAATGCGTGGTTGGGAAAGGAAAACACAACCCCTGTGGTCTCCACTGTCACGCCTGTAGTTTTTAGTACCGGTATGCCTCTGCGGTTAACATACTGAAATGGGAATACTGCCATATTTTTGTATTTTAAGTTATTATAACTAATTTTACATCGGGATAGGTTGGAGTCATGACCAACTGATAAGGGCTTGCCAAACGTCCTTCCCTCTTTTTCTCGTTTGGCACCACTAAATTGTTTGGCAATGACAAATCGGGAATTCATAGAGAGTGTTGCTCTCGAAGGAGAAGAATGGCGTATTATTGATGGTACGCTCGGCTATTTCGCGGTATCTGATTATGGTAGGGTTTCATCGCTATCCCATCGCGTGAGCGGAGGTAATAACAATAGTTGGACGACTAAACCTCGCATATTAACTCCTCGCCCAAATCGGGGAGGATATTTGAGAGTTAGACTTACATCCCTACACGGAGTAGATAAGACTGAATTAGTCCATAGGCTTGTTGCTAAAGCGTTCATCCCCAATCCTAATAACTATGCATATGTAGACCATATAGATGGGAACCGGACGAACAATGTGGCACGTAATCTTCGTTGGTGTACTCGTTCAATGAACATGCTTAACCCTGTCACAAGAGAGTGTGCAGCAAAAGCACGAAGAATACCCAACAAGAAAAACAGAAAGCCAATTGTCCAGATTAAAAATGGAATATTGGTTGCAAAATATAAAACAGCATCCGAAGCCCATCAATTACACGGATTTCACATCGGAGGAATATATGAATGCATTCGAAAACCAACTCGCACATTGAAAGGATTTCATTGGCGCTGGCTTTCGGATTGGGAAGCCTCTTATCAGTAAGTCAAAGAACATTTCACCTATCGGCGAATAATAGCATTATCCCCAAAATCCGCCGCTCCCCCCAAAGCCAAACCCTGCACCATATCCGAGACCATATTGTGCGGCAATACACGTAGGCACACCGACAATAGGCGAATAGGGCACGGTAGCCGTTTCGGGCAGCTTGCACTTGATGCTATTCACGTCATTCTGCAAAGCCGCTACAGCGGCGTTCACGGGTGCTACAGCCTGTCCTACAACACCGGCCATGTAGGCGTTTTGGTGTTCGAGGTTGAGCTGCGTGGTCAGCGTGCTGTTCTTTTCGCGCAGGGCATCAATTTTATCCTGCAATGCAGCTGCCTGCATTTGATCCAGTTTGGAAATTATCGCTGTAGTCCCGCTTTGAGAAGTTTCGCGAATTGTGTTTTGTAAATCACAGGTCTGACGTTGTGTTTCATAGGCAACGCTACTGAATCCGCGCTCCATGCCCACATTGACGCCATTGATGGCCTGCTTCATATCGCAGCAGCACGCGGCGATCTGGTTGCCGATTTGGCATCCCATCGACTGTACAGCGTTGATGATCTGCTGGCTTGACATGCCGAGGGTGCCCTGGATGTTGCACAGCGTGTTCTGAATCTGCTGCGTAGAGCAGTTGAGCAACGATGCCAGCTGATTGATGGCTGCGCCGTTCCCTTGGATTGCGTTCATAAGAAGTTCCCGTCCGGCGTCACCGTTGAGCTGCGCAGGAAGGCCATTGGCGTTGTTACCGCCGAAGCCGTTGCCACCAAAGCCGCCCCAGCAGAAGAACAGCAGGATGATCCAGATCCACCAGCACCCGTCACCGCCCCATGCACCACGGTTGTTGTTACCGTTCATGAGTGCCGCTACGAGGTTGGGATCCATGCCCTTGTTGCCCATCATTGACGAGACGAGAGCCGCGATGTCAAGGCCGCCACCCGAGCCGCCTCCATCGAAAATATAAGTTTTATCCGAACCCATTTTTAATAATTATTGAATGATTGCCGCCCCTGTCAAGGCCGGGCGTTCACCTGTTGCAACATTGCAAAGGTGGCTGCGGGCGGCAGGCATATCAATTCATTGGGGCGCAGATGGGAGGCAACTTCTTCGCAATAAGTTCGCACTGTATTTCGAATATAGGGTGGCTGTATCGCTTGCGTTCATCGAACCCGGCGACCATCTTCTCTATGGCGCGTCGGGAGAACCGCATCATCCGGGCGATGTCGGTGGTGTACATGCCGTTTTTATGGCAGAAGTGTACGAGCATGTAGCGCGCATCGACCACATCTTGAAATTTATCCTTCGAAAGGATTTGTTCCTTAGCTATTTCAGTTTCAAATGCAACACATTCGAGTATTTGTGCAAAAAGCTCTGATTTACGCATATACTTTCCCGATTTTTTATTATAAATTTGTTATACCACTATACAAAAAGCCAACACACCGATTCAAGGAATAAGTCCTCAATGTGGTGCGTTGGCACAATCGTATAGTGGTATATGCGGGAAAGCGTTGGGGACTTTTTTATGCCCGTACCCCAAGGCCCGTTATTCGGTTACAACCGATGGGAAGTCATCCCAGTATATGTAAATCATCTCTTCCATTGCGCGTAGTGTTTTCGTATTTCAAGGTATTCAGGGTTATCTTCATGGGCATATGCTTCCTGTTCGAAAGTTATCCTTCGGTACTTGAAGCCGTGAAATACCCAATCCAATAGGTAGACGATGTAGAAGGGCACATATAACAGTTCTCTCATCTGTGCGGTGTGTATCGCTTCGTGGTTTTTATTTTTATCCGACAACGGGCGGGCGGACTTGCGGGCAAATACGATCCCGAACAGATTGATAGCCTTGTATCCCTTGAAGGGGATGATGTCGTTATAAATTATCTTCATACCTGTCAGAATTGCCATAAAATAACACCTACTCCTACGCCGACCGTAGGCTGGAACCCTTGCGGCGTGTACGCCGCCCCGATCCCGGCAGTCAGGGCGAAGCGGCTCCGCCGGGTGACTACCTGCTGTCGGGTGGTAGTGCAGTTGTATGTTTCTATCCAGTCGAGCGTCGGCCGCAGGTTGCCGATCCGGGGCCCGCTGACCTGTGCCCGGTAGGTGCTGTCCGAGTAGGGGCGTGTTTCCATTGCCACCTTCATCTGCACGCTGTCTGCCCCGACTTTCACAACGACGGTCTCCGTTACCGTGTCGGGCGGCGCGAAGAGCAGCACCGGCACCGAGATGTCGGCGAAGCGGTACGTGCCGGGCAGCGGTTCCGGTCTCGGGTAGAACACCGTGTCGATACGCGTCGTTTCTTCGACAACCACCGACGCGGCGCCCCTGCGGTATCCCCAGCCGAAGAGCAGGGCCCCGGCCGAAAGGGTGGCGAGCAGGTAGAGAATCAGGCGTTTCATGCTTTTACAAACAACTCCCACCCGGCCTGCACGTCGAGCATCTTGGCCTCGACGCCGTTCTCTACGAACGACATGGCCGCAACGATGGGAACCATCACGTCGCGGTTGGTCGTGGTGATCCGGCTGTCGGCGGGCACCCCCGATCTTTCCGCCACGGTGCGGACATAGGCGTCCGTGTGGTTCTCCTCCGACGGGGCCCAGCGGCCGATCATCTTGCGGATCGTGTCCAGCCCGTAGTTACGCTGGTAGTTGTTCAACAGCTTGAAGGCAGCTCGATAGCCGTATGCCACCGTCGTAAACTGCGCGAAACGCTTGTCTTTCGACGGCACGACCTCGCCCTGCCAGGGATTGCCGCCCCGTGTCTTCTCGATGTTGAGCGGGTTGTTGTTTCTGAGCCCTCGTGTCATTGCGCGATGTGTTTAGTGTACAGGATATGCCCGACCCATCCGGCCATAGCACAAACAACCCCCACGAGGATGTAACGCGGGAATACGATTCCGAGCACTACGGCCACGGCCGCAACGATGCTCCATACGATCCATTTCTTTTTCATTTGTCCTTTTGTTTTTGTTTGTAGTTTTCCAAATAGGGAATCTTTTTAATCATCTCGAACGAGAGCACATAGTACAGGAAGTCGATGTATCGGTTCTTCGGGAATATGCGGTTCAGGTTCTTGAGGATGTTGACCCCGTAGAAATATATCAGGGCATATACTGCGAGCGAGATCGCCGACATCGCCCCGTCGTGGTTGTCGATGTTGTCCCCGACGAGCAGTATCATGGCCATCAGTCCCGATATTACCGCAGCCTCGGATATGCACTTGAAAGCCTTGCGGAATATGAATCCTTCGTGCTGCACGAGCACGCCGGCGAACAGGCCCGTGAAAAAGTTCGCGGCGAATATAATCATGCAGGCCGTCAGTATGTCGTGTATCGGGGCTATGGCGTTAAACATGTACACCAGGGCGCCTATCGACACCTGCCATACTTTCTCGCATAACCTTTCTATAAACCTCCACAATTCCTCCATAGGATATATTCTATTGTTCGGTCAGCACGTCTGCCTGCGCCTCGGGCGCCGCTTCCGACTTCTCCAATTCTGCGATCCTCTGTTCAAGCCGTTGCAGCACCGCGGCTAAAGTTTCCCCTTCGGAAACAAGCACGGCTTCGGCTACGGTTACGGGATAGAACGGCTCGCCGTTGGGCTTGTTGGTCATATACATCTTCATTGCTCAATATTTTGAAAGTCCATAACCGTTTCTTCGGCGGCCAGCTCTTCGGCACGCCGGGCCCTCAGCTCCGCAAGGGTCTTTTCGTTCGCGTTGTACTCCGCGTTGGCCGCTTCGTACTCCTCATAATCCAGGGGATAGGTAGCCCGGAAGTCAAGGCCGGACTTGATGCATTTGGCCGCCCTATCGTCGGACTTGGCCATGACTGCCCGTAATTCGAGCTGCCGTGATTCGAGGGTGTCGATCTGTCGTTGTGTTTCCATGGTTCAGATAATTATAAGGCGCAGACCGGGCGGGACGAGAATTTATAACACTTGCCTGTATAGCCCAGAGAGCCGGCCCTTCCGTTATAAATGTAGATGTAACTCTCCTGCATCTCGCATGAAGTATGGACATAATAATAATAACCATAGCACGTGGTAGCTTTCAAGCGTAAGAGCGTACGGTTTACAGGGTCTTTTTCCACGTCAGCGGCGAAACACACCCTGTCGTGCATCAGCAGGTAGACCTCTTCCGACGACGGCAGCCACCATGCCCCCGCCTCCAGCCCCGTCGTCATTCCGTCCACGGTGATGCCGAAGTCGAGGGCTGCGGCGGCAGCCGGGTAGCGGTACTGTGTTTTGCCGTAAATATCCTCGAAGGTAAGCCGCCCGATCAGGTTCGTGTTGGTCTTGCCATCCTGCAACATCGTCCCGAACTCCGTAGGATATTGTGCCATGTGCTCGGCGAACAGGTAGTCCTTGTAGGTGGGATACACGGCAACCAGATCGGGGTTGTCGGCCTCGGTGAAAACGCTCTCCCGAATGACTATGCCGCTTCCCGGCTTTTGTCCTGTGGCTGCCTGGCCTCTCTCCGAATAATATTCCGCGAACTGGTCGAGGACACCACCTGCCATATTTGAATTCACACCATTCTTGCGGCGAATTTCTTCTCTGGTTCCTTTGATAAGTATCCCCGTGAGTGTTGTCTGATAGCTCACGTTCTCCCGAGGATAGGTGATTTGGCAGCCATTCGTAACGTTGATAAGCACATAATTGGGCGACCATGTGTTTATCGACATGACAATTCGTGCCCCTGCTTCATCGACAGAGGCTGTCCAGCCATAAGTGTTTTTGATCTTCTCGTCCGCATTGATCTGCGCGGCGATATCCGCGAGCGTCGCACCCGGGGCATAAGTGAATGCGTGGTCGGTATTATAGATACGAAGCGTGAAGGTTCCCCCCGCAGACAGTTCGAAGCCAGATAGGGCGACCTCGTAAGAGTACGCCCAGCAAACGCTGCTTGCCGCATTGCGAAGCGACACGATCAGCACCCGCTCGCCCTGCCGGGCATAGACCACGGCCACGGGAATCAGTTGGGGAGGTATCTTTTCTGTAACCAGCGTATCGCCTTTGATAAATTTCAACGTACTATCCGTCTTGTCAAAGACGACGAGATCACCGACACCGGCGGCCGATTTGCGGATCACGGTATTCACACCGTCATAGATCAGCACGCCGTCGTCTTCGACGTATGACACCGCCGACTGTGTGTCCTTGCGGTTCTTGTCGGCCGTGTAACCCGCCTTGTCGGCGTATTTGTTGACTTGTGACATGTTGTATGCAGTTTAAGCGTTCTTCCAGTCCGACACCGCGCCGTTGCCCACGGAGTGGTAGACCGCGTTGTTCTTCGTATCGACATAGAACTGCCCCGCGCGGTCGGGGGCTTTCGTCGGCGCACCCTCGCCCGTGACGACGAGGTTGTTGTCGCCCCAGACGCCCAGCTTCTTCACCTGCAATTCCGGGATCAGCACTTTGCCCGAGAGCACTCCCACGAGTAGCCCTTCGAGGTGCGTCACGCGCGCTTCGAGCGTGCAGTCCGAGTGCGCGATAACCGAAATTTCGCTGAACGAAGCATCCGACCACGGCGTGAGCTTGTGCCTGGACAAGAAGTCGGCATCGGTGATCTCCGGCCCCGTCGTGTAGTAGGTGTTGCCCAGCAGCGTGACGTCGACCTGTGTGAAGGGAGCGCCGCCCTCCACGTCGGGCATGTAGAGCGATTTGGTTCCGTCGAGCGACAGCAGGCGGCAGCCGATGATCTCGACGGCCATATTTTTCGCCGCAGCATCGGTGCTTGCGTGGATGGTGGCCGCGCCCGTCGAAGTGCCTACGTGCGTGTCGCTGACGCACTCGCAGCCGTCTAACCGAATGGTCTGGTTGTCGGCAAGGCCCGCGCCGACGGGTGAATGGCACGTACTGAAGAGTTTGCAGTTCCGTACCGTCGTGAAATATCGCTCAGATGCGGCAAAGACCGAATCGATATGTATGCAGTAGCAGACTTGGTGACCGCCGGCGCTGGCGTCCGTATAACTCTCGTCGTTCAGGCAGTTGACGGTCATGTTGGCGATGGTGCATTCGCCGCCCGCCTCGATGATCTTGGCGCGGTTCACGGAGTTGTTCTCATACGAGACGATGACGCCGTCGCGGCTCTCGCCGATAAGCGATATGCGGTTCGCCCCCTTGTTGATGATCGCATACGGGTAACCCATCGCCACATTCTTCGGGGCCTCGTGATCGTAAAGGCCGTTGCGGATAAACACCGTAACCGCGTTGTTCACGACATCGAAGGCGTCCCTTGCGAAGTCGCACGCCTGCGCGACCGAGAAGAAATGCCCCGTCCCGCCCTCGTCCACGGTGAAGGAGTCCGTGTCGAAGTTTTTCAGCGTGGCCCGGCTCTCGGCATCGCACCATGCGTCATAGTTATTGAGCGTGACGATCAAATCCTCGATGGTGACCTTCTGGCCGATATTGGTGGCTGCGGATATGCTGGTGCCCACATTCAGCCCTCCCGCTACCGACGCCGCCTTGCCGCGGTAGTAGATTTCGTAGGTGCGGTCTGCCTTGAGGACGAACCAGCGGCCCCGCTGGTCGAGATTGTCCGAATAGGTAATGATCCGCAAAGAGCACTCTTTGTCCACGCGCAGCTTCATGCGCACGAAAATAAAGTCCGAAGCTGCGACCGGGATGCGGCTGGTCAGGGAGAAGTTCGACGTCACGCCTGACTGCGTAGGCGTAACGACCATGCTCCGATCCGTGATGTCCGAGCCCGTATTGTTATAATAGCTCTTCGTAAAGTCCTTGAGGATGTAGGCTACGTGGTCTTTGTAGCCTAATTCAGTATTCAATTCTTCCGAAGTCACATATCCGGAATCATTTTCCAGTTCGGACAGTTTCGAGGGAAGCTCCGTGCGGTCGGCCTTGCCCTGAATCATCTCCTGCAATGCAAGTGTCAACTTGTCCCAGGATACGGTGTTGTTGAGCAGGGAGGCGCGGATTTCGGAGCCTTCGACCGTAACCTGTATCTCGGAACCGATAGAGCCGACATATACTTTCACGAAGTCAGAAACCGGGATGGAGGATATGGAGCCGTCGGCATTTACGAACTCGATAGATTGGGTATCCTCGTTGTAATGCAGCCCCATCATCTCGATAGGCAGGTCGATGATGAACTTCGCACCGCCCTTTGTCGTGAAGGTCAGCTCGTAGGTTTTGTCGTTGAACTCCGGCAGTCCTACGCAGGTGTTGAGCAGTTCCCGGATGTCGGGATGCGCCGTGGGGGAGGTGTTGTGCCGCTCGATCTGCCCGCTGACGTCCGGGGTGGGAATTTCAGAGATCGCCTTGTCTGTATAGTTTTTGGCTTCGGTCAGTGTCCGCGCATCCCCGCCGGATATGTTGCTATTGAGCTCCTCGGACATAGCGTCAAACGTATCGCCGACATTATTCCATAGTTCTGTCGCCTTTGTGTCCGTATACGACTTTGCCTCAGTCAGCGTGCCCGCTGCAGCCTCCGTCAGCTCCTTCTTGGACACCTTGTCGGATAACTCCTTCCTTATCTCCGTGTCGTCGTAGTTGGAGAGCCCGGCCAGCTTCTCCTTCTCCTGGTCGGTGTAGTCGTTCGTCGAAAGCCCTTTCCCTTCTTCCTTGTCGACTTTTTCGGCAAGGGCTTTTGTTGTAGCATCCTGCGACATGGCAATATACTGGCTGTCGCCAGTACTTTGTGCCAAATTCAGCGAAGCCAGCAGGTTCGGGGTGAGATATGACCCAGTTTCGTTTGTTATCCGCAGGATATAACTGTCGTCACTGTTCTCCTCGACTTCGATAGAGGGGGAAAACCCTTTGAGCATCTGCAACAGCGCCACAATAATTTCTGCGGGGAGTTCCGTTTCATCGCTTTTCCCCGGCCATAATTCTACAGTCTCGACACCCGGGATTTCAATATCCATTTTCCCGTCAGGAAATTCGTTATCGGGAATATCCATGTCGAGAATGTAACCCAATGTCCCGCACCCGAGCCTATGATGATCGAAAAACACTATTGCCGCACCCGGGAGCGTGTCGACGGGCTTGCAATTGATGTAATTTTCTCCATCGAATGACGCTACGTATTTGTCGACTGTATGTGTCGACGGGGTACTGAATGTAATACGCCACGGATAATCGGGCAGTTTATCCGAGTTGAAGCGGATAATAAGCCTGAAATCACTATGGTAATTTATGTGTGTAACATTCTCCACGTTACAGGTGTTTGGCGTCATTATTCTTTTGCGGGAATCATTGCCGACGTGGTGGCATAGCTGTCGTAATCCTTGCCCAAGCTCGCAAATTGGTCTCTGTTGTCCAGGTTCTGATGGATCCACCATTCTGCCGCTTCTGCGGTCATGTTCGCATTGGTTATGACCTTACCTTTGTAGCGAAATGCTCCTTGTTTGAGGACATATCCGCCATTATCCGTGTTGTCCTGTTTCATCTTGATTAAAATGTGCGTTATCGCGTCTTTGTACTTGTTGGGGCAGTTTTGGGAAAAACTGCCAGCGAACGATTTCCCGGTTACCATCTCGTAATGGGATTCTATCGTCCGCTTATCCGAAGCGGAGAGAGAGGCATTCAACCTCTCCCTGTACCATACTTCGGGATTCATCACGAGGCGGGCGACAAAAGCGAATCAAGTGCCGCCTTCGTAGTCTCGTAGTCCGTCGAGAAGAAGAATATTTGCGGGGTTTTGGCACCTTCTTCGATCATGTCGACAGTCCAGCCTCCCTGCGTGTCGTCACTGTACTTGTCAAGGGTTGCGTTCTGCCCGACGGCGCCCTGCTCCCAGCCTATGACGGCGAATGCTTGTTCGCCATTCGCACCCTTGTTGTTGTTCTCGTAGATGATGACGTACTTGTTCTGCTTGAGTGCGGATACATTGAGGGCGTTCGTCGGAGAATCCGCCAGCATGACGATAGGGATGGTCTTGTTAAAGGACATTCCGATTGTGGCGTTCTGATCCTCGTATGTGAGGCCGCTGAAAGGTGTGTTTGAGGGAGCCGAAGCAGTGTATGCCTTCTTTCCGGTTCTGAGGACGAGGGTGCTGATTACGTTTCCCGCAATCTTCGATGCCTTACGGTCGATGTCCTCTTTTTTGATGATGTAAACGATCTTCTCGACACCCTTGCCGTAATCGTCGTTACAGTCATTCAGGATGTTCGCGCCAAGGTTCTCGGCGCATGCGTTTTGTCCTGCCATTTTTCAGCCTATTTAGTTTTACAAAAAGTCACTAATAGAGCTTTATGGCCGCCGACAGATATGTTGGATGTACGCGTCATTTCGTTTTGTCGTCTGTTGCTTACCTCACCATAAGCTCTGATGCAAATATGCCTGTGTGCATTTAAATAACAATGGGGCACACTATTTTTTTCTACCCAATTTTGCAAGATTGGCTGCTACCTTCACCCGTCTCTGTCCGTTGTCAATGTCTTTTACGAGGACGATAGGAGACGGGAGGTTGAGCAGCACCCGTTCCATCATTTGTTCCATGCCCCTCATTCCGTCTCCGCGTTGGGGTAAATTGGATACCTGGATGGCATTACCCCCACTGGAAACATTCATAGCCGACAATACGGCTCCCCAATCATTCACGGCCTGGGCGGTCATAATGGCCTCGCCATTCGATACCCGGGCAACAATGCTATCAGAGGTACCAGTACCGGGCCCTGTAATAAGACCGCCGGATGCGTATTTAGGAACTTCCGTAGACTTAGTAGAGGATAATGCACTGGCCATCGCTGCGACAATTGCAGCAACGCTTGCTGCGGTGGCTATTATATTTGCCGGGAATGGAAGAGCGGCATTCCCTTCCCATGCTTTTGCTATAGCTACAGATTCAGATAACACAACTTGCATGACAGCCATAGCCTTGGCAAATGCAGCATATTTTTCACTTTCCCCACCAAGTTGTTCGAATACATTGGCAAGGTTTCCTGCTGTTTGTGCGGCGAGGCTTAAACTTTTGTGTGTCGTTTCTATCTGAATGTTTGCTACATTTTCCTCCGCTTTTTGAAGATCCATACGTGCTTTAATTCGTATTGCCTGTATTTCTGCGTCGGTCTTGCCTGCAGCCCGATAAACACTTTCCAATTTCTCTATTTGTGCAATTTGCTCTTTGTAGATGTTTACCATCTCCATCGCTGCACCTAAATCATTGTCGATCAGACGGGCTTCGTTGATTCTATTTCTATACTCCAGCTCTTGTTCTTCAAGTTGTTTCCTCAAGTTGTCGGATATTTCACTATCCGTTTTTTGTAATTCCTTATTTAATTCAGCCTCCATCTTAGACACCTCCCTGCTCAAGGCAACTCGCCAGTCAGCCAGTAGTTTCGTACGCTTTTTTGCCATTTTACTGTAAAATTCATCAATCCATCTTGCAGATTGTTCGATTGATGTTTCTGACGATTCATCCACCCCTTTTTGAGTATTCTGGAAGGTCAGAAGGTTGTCAGTAGCGACTTTAACCAGCTTGTTGTTTGCTGCATCGAGGTTGTCTATGTATTCTTGGTAACTATTGCTATTGTCACGAACTTCGTTATATAAATCTTCGTTCATTTTCTTTAACTCGGAATCGACCTCCTTACGCAGCGTGTATGCCGCCTTGGCATAACTTTCGAGCATTTTATCGTCGGCGCCCTCTGCTTTAAGTCTGTTATAATCCGCCATTACACGGGTCAGATTTTGATACGCCTGGATCTGCTCTATGGTATTCTTCTTCTCCAGGTTAGTCACGATTTGGTTTTGCGCGGCTTCTGCTTGCGCTTTTGCCATGATATTTCGGACGAGCATTTCGTAGGTTTTGCTCAGTTCTCCGGCTAATATCTTCTCCTGAGACATATTCCCGAAGTAGGCAGGATATTGTTTCTGCAACTCTTTTACGGCATTTAGCCTGTCTTTGTAGGCCAATGCCGTATTCTGGGTCGCATTGTAGAGTATTTGTAAGTTCACCACCTCTGCCTGAGCAGCATTTCTACCTTCCAATTGGGCTGCATTTAGTTGCCTTTGCGCATATTCGGTTGCTGCGATAGCCTCTTTGGCTGAGAATAGACTTTTAACCCACGACCCTATCTCCTTGCCATATGCTGTAAGCAATGTGATGATTAAAACGAGAGCTGTTTGCCACGAGAAGACAGATGATATTACTTGTCTGAATACAGGTATTGTCGCCTTTCCTTCGGAGCGTAATGCTTTGTTTGCTGCAGTAGCGCGTTTCAGTTCATCAACGAACATCGGCACGTTGTTGGATATGGCCAAGAAAAACTGCTGCAAAGACACGGTAAGCGACGGCATTTCTCTTGCGAGTTGTTGCACTTGAAAGGTAAGAGGAGAGAATCCTTTAGCAGCACTTGCATAGTTACCGACGTTGTCCCGGAAGTTAAGTAATGCCGTATTTGCCTCGTTAAGCTCCGTTTGTAGTCCGGCTATCTTTTTGGCGAGATCGGTGCCCTTGGCGGCATTGCGCTCCTCGCGGCTCATTTTGTTATATGCTGCCGTTAGCTTGGCGATGCTGCCTCTGAGTTGTTCGATGCTTCCTTCTTGCTTAACTTCCTCTTTGATATTGGCCTGCATTTCTCGGGTATATGCGGCCATTTCTGTGCGCAAGGCTTTGATAATCTGCGTCTGTTTGGCAATGCCTGTGGCATTCCCCTCTTTTTTGAATTCTTGCAGTTTGGTTTTTGCATCATCAATAGCATCGGATGCTGCCGCCCATCCCTGCACCAGCTCTCTGTAGTTGAACTGGATGTTAATAATTTTGTCTATCGTATCTTGCTGTGCCATATGCCTCTATATGGTTAAATGGTTAATGAAATATTATGGTTCCTGCGAGACCTCGACATCGTAGGCCGTGGTCTCGCTCGCTTCTATGTTGTGCCACTGCATCGAGATCGTCCCCTTGCGCAAGTCACCCGTCTCGTTCTTCGAGACGGCCAGGGCACGTCCCTCGCCCACCGCCACCGTGCCCGGGATGTCCCCGGTGATGGTGCTGCTGCCCACAGCCCGACTGATGTCCGAAGCCGAACCGTTGATGGTCAGATAATAGTCCGGGACAACAACTTCTTTTATAGCCTGCAACTGGATCAGCTGGCACTCGCATATGCCGTTTTCGCCTGTTTCTACCGAATACAGGCCATATGTCTGCCCGAATTGACCTATGTATATGGGCTTTGTATAATCAAGGTTATGCAGATCTATGGCTGTTAACTTGGCCTTTACTGTTATCAGACGCAGTTTGTCCACGGCTTTTTGGTACCCGTTGTATTTCTTTGCGACGATCCCGTTCTCACCACCAAAGCGCATATTTTCTCCGAAATATCCGAACCAGTATAACCCCGTGCTCGTATCGTCGATGATAGCTTGCAGGATTCGCGCCGAGGGTTCGTTGTAGTCCACTGTTTTCCCGTCGTCGGATGTAGTATACATAGGAATGCGGGCACACAGCGCATTGGCATCCGATGCAAGTGGGGCATTTTCGGACGCTGAGAATGGAAGCTCCACGAGTTCGTTCTCCTTGTCGATGTTGACATTCTCGATCCGTATTTCCCCGGCGGTGTCCGTGATCACATCGTCGTCGTTGTCATAATCGAGCGTGTTTTTCTGTGCCAGGTCATCGAGCGAAAATATGGAAGATTCCGGACGGCTGACATCATGCCGATCATTAAGGATGACTTTGCGGCTCCAGTCTATTGTGCCTCCGTTTGTGAGTTTGGCGTAAATGTCGTCTACGCTTATGAGTTTGATTGTATCCGGGGCGTCCTTATCCGGGTATGCGAACAGCCCGGCCATAGACATCAGAGCCGAGAGGAAATCTCCCTGCGAAATGTCCGGAAGATTTACCCCGATAGGATATTCGGATGGGAATATCATTTCAATATCGCCCCATAACTTTACAGACCAATTCAAAATAATATCATGCGCTCCATCCGATTGCACATTGTAAAAGTCCTTGAGTTGAATAGATATGTTGCTTATGCTATCGGTGTTTATTTCGTATTCTTTCGGAAAATCTTTTGTGTAAAATGTATATACCGCAGAGGTCATTCCCGAAGTTATTGTTATTGGAGCACTTGATATTTTTAAAATATCCTTACCGCCCCCCTTAACTATAACATGTATTTGTTCTTTTAAACGCCAAGAAGCCCCACTCACCCTGCACGTCACGTTGAAAGTATCTCCTGTCGTATTCGGATTTATACTTAAAAACATATGATTAGCTCCAAGCGTCTGAAATTCTGCCGTCCCATTCATACTGGGATTCGATGGGTCGTATGGCATATATATATTTTTCGGATCGTGGACTATATAATTATTTAAGTTTGATTCAAATGATGTCCGATTCCCTTCTCCATCAGATACGATCCTTGATGCTTCAAAATAATCTACTGCGCCTGAAATGTCGTCGCCGTTTTTTGATACTAAAGGAAGCAATAAAGGATACGTAAGTCCTCCATACAGTCTTTCTTTGCCGTCGATGGTGATGCCATTGTACCGCTCAATAGCCGTAAGTACATCTTGTACTTCGATAGACGGATGCATGTATTCGGAGTTGGCGATACCTTGCCCGAAATCAACGCCGAAGAATCCCATCTGCGGCCTCTCATATCCATACTCCAAGAGTGCCGATGCGCTGTTCCATGGTATCGACCCTATGTTCATGGAATAGAGCGTTTGTGCCAGGTCGCGCAAATTTGCATCGAACAGGGGCTGGAAGTTGTCGACATTTCCCCACGTAAGCACTACGCTTATTACGTCCGAAATCTCCGTAATAACGGCGTATCCGGATGTGAACAGCGGGACACCCTCCTGGTACAATCTTGCCGGAAGCTTCACATAGGGTGCATCCGTATAGATGTCGGTGCGTTCCGCATAGCCTATGGCCTTGCGGTTCTTCGGCGTCAGGGGCAAATCTATATTGTACGACCTATTGGACTGTATGATGTCCAGTCCTGAAAATATCGGGCTTTGATATACCAAGGATATATAGTTGTCGCTGGACAGATCGCACAGGATGTCGTTTATGTATAGTTCGTAGTAGGTCATACGTTATAGGTCTTATCGGTAATTTCTACGACTAAATCTTTAAAATAAGCGCCGTTATCTTCGGCTTCGCCCTCCTCTATACTACACCGGCGCCATTGCTCCGTTGCGCTGTCGTAGTAGCTTATGTCGCGCCCGGCGAGGATGGATTTACACAGGTCGTATATATCCTGATCCACAAGGCGACTATGCAGCGTGTATGTCTTTGTGAGTATCTTATTTTGGGCTTCATACGGTTGCAGGTTATCATTGAGTAGCGAATAGGCATCCTGAATAGATATTTCGTCCCTCGCCGTCTCTATACTCCACCGATATATGTAAGGGATGCCGCCTTTATCCGTCCATTTGACAAGCATCCCATCGGTACACCTATCTATCTCGATGGGAAATTGAAAGGTGTTGGCAAGGTTGGGGTTATAGACGCTTATCTCAACATACGTATCCCCATCCCATCTTACCGTCGATGGATTGAACTCCGCAAACGGTTTCGAAGACATGCCACTGGTGACGATGACCCCATTCTCTGTTTCCACCTCTATTTGCTCCGTCGTGAGTTTGGGGATAAAGATGTATTGGGTTATGTTGAACCCGGGGTATACCACGATTTTCCTGGCGGAAGGGTAGTTGGTTACATCTCCCGCGGCGGCATTCTGTGCCGAGATAGGGATTATTTCTTTTTCACAGGTGCCGATAAGAATAGTATTGAGCGTGTGAGTGGCTGATCCATCGCCAAACTCAACTATGAGCACCACATTGTTTATGAATGTTGCCGAATAGTCCGCGGCCAGCGATTCCAATATTGCCGTCAAGGGAAAAATAACGGACTTTCCTACTCCCGAGACATTTCTGGATAGGACTATTGATGTTACTCCATATGATATTCGCAGCTTCACTTCTGTGCCGTAGTCCGGATCTATGGCTGTGGCTGTAAATCGCACGAAGGTAGATTTCTCCCGCGTGAAGCATATGTCATTGGGAAAATCTGCGGTACCTCCTGTACCGGACAATGTATATCGGATCATAGTTCTATTGTTGTTTCGAGCATTTCGTATATGGATGTGTCGATCACTTCCGTAATTCTTTTGTCGATGTTATCCACGGTTTGCGGCAACAGGTCTTTAATAATCTCGGTGCCCCCTCCCGAGCGGTACAAGATGCTGCCTTCCTCCCACAGCTTCTTGGCCGCCCAATATGCGTCGATGCTTTTGAATTCCAACCCATAGCGTGCCTCTTTGTCGCGTGCCCATTGCTTTATGTTCTGATAGAAACTTTCGAAGCTTCCGAATTCTTCTTGTGCATTCTGCGGGGAGTTACCCTCGTCTATATTCTTGATGTTATGCCGCCCCACAAACGAGACCGTGAACCCTCCGGCATTGCTTTCCACTTGCGACGCCATACTATCTGCCGTAGCGCCGGTAGTCTCTTCCGGGACATTCAGGGAGTTCACATTTTTACCGCTGTTTGTGCGTTTTGTTTGCAGATTTATTGTCACCTGCTCTTTAAGGGTGCTGAATTCCTCGTTACAGATGGCAACCAGCTTTTCAGGGCTGAAAAAGTTCTCTATCTTCGATATGTCCATCAGCAAACATTGTATGTAAGGACGAGTTTTGCCTCTACACCCGCGGCCAGGGCATCCAGTTTTTCAACCACTCCTTGCAGGCTTTCAACCTGCACCTCTATCCCATTTCGACGCAGGTTGTCGATGAATGAAAACGCCATTTGCTCCATGCGATCCGCAATGGGGGCTGCTTCGGTCTGTGTATCCGGCTCTGGCTTCCCGAGTGCATCGAGAAAGTAAAGCGTTGTCCTACGACGGCGCCTGTTTGTCAGGTTGGTTTCGTATATCGGCTCCTGGAACAGCCGCAGCATTACGGGGTACTCTTTGACGTAATCCAGCAGGTAATTCGCCTCTTTGATCCTGGCATATAGGCATGTGTTGACGCCGCACTCTTTGGCAGCATCTTCGAATATTTTACTGAGGCTCTTTCTCATCGTCTGCGACTTTTGGATGGTTTGGGCTTGTTCATCTGAGCGAGCTTGCGTTGTGCCATGTTTTTGTCCCTCTCGGCTTCATATGCAAGGTATACGGTCGACCACCTCAGGTGCCATACATCGCTTGGCTGAATAGCACCCCCTACAAGCTGGCAGTATCCTAAGCATATTGTACTCATGCCCCGGTTCTTGCGTTGTACTTGTGCGTTTGCTTCTTGTGGCGTCAGGGGCATTTCGAGCTTTTTCCACGCCTTTGCTACGCCTTTGAGTTCGTTTTGTATTTCAATGAAATAGCGATAAGCGCGAATGAATTGTAGTTCGAGCACCTTTTCTCGGGCAATGTCGTATCCTGCTCCCTCCCAGTCAATGCGTTTTGATCCTTTTCCCTTTGGGCTTATTAAACCCAGCATGACGGCCAGAACCTTTACGAAATAATCGTCAGTGGCCTCGATCCTTTCTATGGCGTTCAATTCACCCATCGTTATACCTGCGACGCTTCGGGCCTCGTGCTTCTTCCACCCGAATATGCGACGTTTTTCCTTAACATAGTCAGGCTTGGGTAATGCCGCAATAGATTCGTATATTCGTTTATTGCCGATACCGAATAAGGTGCCGTTCTTTATAATTACTTTCCTGATGGTATCGTTGGGTGATATTTTCATAATCCAAACCTGTTTATCTTTTCAAAAATATCCGACGAATAATCCGGCTTTACGTCTGTTTCGCCGCATAGCGAGCCTGCCAGTTGATGACACTCGTCGACCATCTCGTTCCACAGGGGCACAAGTCTGTACCACGGGGAGGCGGCGCGGCTGTTGTCGGTCATTTTGATTTTTTCGCCTGCCATCGTATTGAAGGCAACATGTTCTCGCAGGTAATAGAAATAGACATACTTAGCGATGGGAGACTGTTTTGTGTCTGTATTTGCTATTTTTGCGGCTATTTCAGGATATTTGTCGATATTCTCAGCCACATATATCCCAAGGAGCATCCGAAGGAATTTAGGCTCATACCTGCGTATGCAACTCTCGACATTCCGTACAATCTCCTGTGCGGCGCCAGTAGGGGTGCATCCGCTTTTGACGTCTATTCCCGCAATATATGTGGGATCCTGTTCGAAGTATGTATAGTCTATAAGCATAAGAAAAAAGGGGAGACGCTTTCCGGCGCCTCCCCGCCTTGTTAGTTGGCAACTTTGGTCTTGTACGTAGCTTTGCCCGATTTCACAAGCGTTTCGGCATGCAAGGGCGACACGTTGTACTCTTTGCCTTTCTCGGGCATATAGATAGACTTGCCTGTGCTTACGATAGTTACCCTCTTGGTGAGGTCGATCTTCTTCATATCTTCCATGTTGTTGTTCGTTTAAGTTAATGACTATGCTGCTGCCTCGGCGGTTTTCTCCAGGGCGGCCTGTACGGTTGCGAAGTCGTCGTAGATGACAGACCCGGCGTCGATGGAGTTCTGGTATGAGTGAAGGCGCATTTCGGCGATCACCGTCACCATGTTGTGGCTGAAATCGTCGCCGTCACGGCCCCATTCCAGCCGCAGCGCGCGGTAGGGACGAACTTTCCAGCGCGAGGAATCCATCAGCAGGAACTTACCCGCGGGAATGTTGGTGGTTTCTACAACGGAGATGTTGCCGATGATCTTGCGCATCTCGTCAGTCAGGTAATGCCCGGCGGTATCTTTCGTTACGTCGAAGATCGCCTTGTCGGTCGGATGAAGGAAGAGAACGTCGGGAGAGAAATGCAGCAGGCGAAGTTGCAGAACGCCAGCGCGCACAACGTCGGCAATGTTGGGCATGGAGATTTTCCCGTTGAGCTCCGTAATGGTATAGCCTGGGGCTTTTGTTGTTACGCCGAGGATCTCGTTCCCGGTGCCGGTTCCTGCGATAACCTTCTCTTCCACGGTCTGCATCAAGTCTTGACGCAGCAGGGTGTTCACCTCCCCGCGGATGAAATCCGCATCTTCGAGGATTTCCGTCGAGAGCTTTGCGCGAACGGCAACCTTCTTTGCCGTAGACGTCTCCTCCTCGTATCCCCAGCTCATAAGGGGCTTGAGAGTTCCTTCGGCGATGAATGCCGAGCCGCCGTCGGGGTCTTTACGGTTGATCCACTTGATTGTCGGGGAACTTGTCGTGCCTTTCTGCAAGCGGGGCAGGATCGCATTGGGCTCGGTAGCCGCTGCTGCAATGCCCGGTACGACTTCGGTGTTGAATGCCGCGATAGGCACAGCGGCCGTCGTGGTCGTCATGGCTGCTGCCTCGGCCTTCATCTCGATCTCGATACTTACCGTGCGGCCGCCCTTTACGGCGTCGATGTTCTCTTTCCCTGAGAAGAATGCCTTGATCTTCTCCTGCGCTTCATTCTCGGAAGAAACGGTGGATTTCTGCATGAGGCTGATGGTGCGCCCTTGCTCTTTGATTATCTCCCGGATCTCGTCGATGGATTTCGTTTGATCGAGAGCGTCTACTTTGTCTTCGATAGCCTTCATTTTGGCCTCGAAGTCTGCTTTGCCGATAAGTCCCGACTTGTATTCATCGAGTATTCCTTTCAGCTCTTTCTTGATGTCGTCGTTCATGTGTGAATTGGTTTAGTTAAACAATGTTTTTCTGACTATTTCGATGATTTCAGTGTCATTCGAAGGTTTGTTGCCCAGGATGTTTAGGGCGCTTTTGAGGCTGTTGCAAAGTGCTTCAATCCTGTTTCCTCCTGCTTCCGAAAGGTCGCATTTGCGCAGGATGTTGTTGAGCTCTTCTTGATAGGCAATGATGTCCTCTACGCTTTGCAAGCCCTTGACGTCAAGAGCTGGGGTGAAGGGATTGCAGCCTGCGAACACGGTGCTGTACTCATACTTGAGCAGCAGCTCTGCGATGTCATCTCCTGCAATAGCATCGTTATGGTTCTTGTTGAGAACCCGGTAGCAGTAGGAGTGTTCGACATCTCGTTTCTCGTCTGCGCAATGCTTATAGTATTCGAATATATCATGCCCAGCTGCCTTGCCGAGTATAAGTTTACTCTCTACGAGGGCGTATTCATCCGTTTCCCATGCTTTTCGAGGCGTCCCAACAACATGATCCAAGTCTTGTTTGTGGTCGATGCAGTGTTTGATCCGGGACATGTCGGCAAAGGATTTGGTGAACGCCCCTTTGCGCACAATGTCTTCTGCGTGATCCTCTTGGTCGAACTTTGATATGGCGATGACAACAACGCCCTGATCGCGTTTGATGTCGTCTATGCTTCCCTTGAATGATTTTATCTTGTCTTCCATATTAGATTTGATATTTTAATAGTTCGCTTCTACCTTCCTCTGGTGTCATTATTCCTAATTGTATGGCAGCTCCGATGTAATTTACTGCGCTGTTCATGCATTCCGCCTGGTCTTTCTTCGAAGGCTGGAACATTTCCAAATGGTCGAAGAACGGCATGAATCCGAATCCCGTAAAGCCATATATCTTATTAAGCACGCGCATGATGTTTTGTGCAGAAGGAATAATGTCATTCACGTAAAACTCAATCTTGGCCTCTCCGAAATTGCTGTAGGTGCTGCCTTCTACGTCGAGCAGAATGCTGGGCACCTGGTATGTATAAGCGATGTCTTTCTTGCAGTTGCGCTGAATGTCTGTAAGTCCGAGGTCGGAGATAGTGGACGATACGGGGACAAAGGATGCCTTGTATGACGTAATGGCGATCTTGCATTTGTTGCGCATGATCCCGTATTTGTCCAATTGCTCACGGAGCGCTTCCTTGTCCTCTTTGGTGGCCGGCACGATATTATCGACCATCGGATCATCTGACATGAGGGAGAGAATGCCGAGCATACCCCGGTTGACGAGCAATTCGTTTACGGCTTGGTAGGAGGCCAGGAAAGTGTTGACAGGATACTTGAGGGCGACAAGCCGTGAAGTAGCGCCCCCAATCTTGTTAAGCGCGTAAGTTACGTCGTTTACAACGAACATCTCCTCTTTGGGGATCGTCAGGTTTATCCCGCCCCCAAGGTTTATGGTGTAATCACGGATATCGGAGTTGGGTGCAAACGAAGGTATGGAGGATGGTACCTCGTTTTCCGTAACCATGAGGTTAGGTATTACATACAATTCGAAATCACCCTTAATACCTACCAAAGGTACCTTCACAATATAAGCCTTGCCGAATATCTGAGAGAAGAACTCGATCATGCAAACGAATTCCGAAAGGGTTTGGTAGGGATTGGGGTGGTTAATCCGCTCGAACTCACGCGGCTTTTCAATATCTTCCCCTTTGTCGTCTTTCGCCCAATACCGGGCGTCCGATATGGCAGATACTTTCTTCGTGATGATAGAAGCTAAAATAGAGCATGACGCGAATGCGCGCGCCTGCCCGTCCGGTGTGGAGGTGTCGATAAACTCATCCTTCGTCCCGAGCAGATTTTGCCAGTCCCGCAGGTCTATGTATAGGCTTTGCTGTGGGTCTCCGGTCTTTTCGGAACATTTAGACATCTTTATTTCGTATCCAAGGAGTTTCATGCGGCAATATGATTGCGGAATGCAGTCATCACGACGTATCGGGCTGCATCCCAAAGGTGATTATTCTTGTCTACGGGTTTATTTATCGCCAGCCCGTTTATAGAATCCCACACATAGGTATTGGCTTCGTTTTTCATGTTCTTGGTCTTGACGCAGTGGATGCGGAAGTTTTTCATGTAGGATATACCGATGGTTATACTATCCTGGAATTTCTTGGCCTTGATTACATTCAACCCCCGAAGTTGAAGGGAACGCACCATGCCTTCCGGATTCTTGGCGTATTTATCCGCGCTATCTGCTATGGCATATCCGTGTTTACCGAGAATTGGGGCCACGATGTTATACAATACCTCGGGATCGTCTACGGGCGAATAAAAGCGTTCATGCAGATATAAGTCACGCCCTCGCACTCCGACATGAATAATAGCCGTCGGATCATTTGTGAAGCCGAAGTCGATGCCATAGGCTGTATATTCCAAATCGTCCGGGAAACTGTCGATCCAGTCTATATTGGGGAATATTAATCCTTCCTGCGCCGCGCGCTCCCCGAGACCGTATACCTTCCATCTGAATTCGTCGGCGGTTCCTGCTGCGATATTTTCCGGCGTGGGCTCGTAACTTTCGATAGTCCTGCGTACGCTGTCAGGGCAGAAAGGATTGTCCTTGTAGGTTGTTTTGGTGAATATGGTATCCGGCTGCCCTTCAAGCTCAAAAACCCAGTGTTCCGTATATTTGGGGTTCCAGTCGCCAATAATCATGGTTGTACAACGCATCGTGATATTATTGAACTGCGCCGGCGATATGTCGTCCAACATTTCGTTGAAGTATATGATGTCGCAGTCGTGCCCCTCCTTCACATCCATCTTATCAAGCCCACGGAACCGGATGATGCTGTCGCCTATGTGGTATTCGGGGAGTATCTTCTCGCTATACATGCTGTCGGGATCATATATCCCGCGGCATTGTAGTTTCTTCTTGAAGTCTCCCAATGCCTTTTCCTTGCAGTCTTGCAATGTGGAGCGGTAGACATAGATTTTATATGCACCATCACCCGCAGCACAGATGTCATACAGGAAGTCGAAGGTGTCGAAAGTCTTCCCCGAACGGGAACTCCCCTCGTTGAATATGCGTAGTACGACGCCTTTATTGCGGTACTTGCGGAAGAAGTACAGCATGATCTTGTAGACCTTGCCCCGATATGTGCGTGCATCAAGCTCCATTTTCATTCGTGCTTTGTTTGCCGATGGACTGGATGATAGATGCAGCTTCCGGATCAAGTATGACTTGTACCGTCTCCCGAGGCTTGTTGATGCTCTCGCCGTTGGTGGTTATATCCTGTTTGTCGGCGAGTTTGAGAACTCGTGTAATGACGCCGGAATCGTATATGCCAGCTATTGCGCCCGACAATTGATCGGCTTCAATTTCTTCGCGCACGCGCGCAATGATGTGGAAAAACTCCTCCCTTTTGCCGTAATCAAAAAATGTGTCACGGAGTATTCCCGCATATACACAGAACCCAACAATAGTTTTAGGACGTTGGAGTTCGAGGTCTACAAGGCCATGTTTTGTGGGCACTTGTTTTATGATTGGATTGTTCTTTGTCCAATTGGCATATTCCTCAAACTTGACTTCGAGAGCTTCAGGTGTATATACGCAAGGACGGCCCACTTTGCGGGTGGGCTTGATGGTGTCGTTCGCCTTTGTGTCTTTTACACTCTTTGCCATAAATGAAGGTCTGCCGACGGATGCGCCAACAGACCTTCTGCTACGATAGCAATGTACTTTCGATGTTCGGCCGTTGCCTGCATCCTCACAGGCTTACAATGCAAAGATTTCGACGGATATTTAAATAACAATGGGAAATGATGAAATTTTTTGAAAAAAATATTATTGGGCGGATTGTTCTAAAGGTTTGTCTTTCCCCTATGATGAAACCTTATTTTGGCGGCCTTCATTGTCCTAAAGGTACAAAAAAGCCCCGGTCATACGGCCGGGGCTGATGTTGAACGAACTTCTCGCTATTTATTCATGTAGTCAATCAAAACCTGCGCAGGACATCCCATTGTCCGCAGATTGTTCTTGATAATTCCTATCGGGATGGGATTTATATGCGTCTGGAATATGACAGGACGAAGCATGCCCTTCTTGCACCATTTTTCATGGCCGCCTTTGATGCCGCCATATTCCCATCCCAAGTGCTTTAGGAACCGACGAAAATCCGCAATGTCAATATTCGATAAAGCACCCATTATGCACAAGGAAGCGTTATATTCTCCCGAATAGTCCTGTATGCTTTGTTATCGACAATATCTGCCAGCTCGCTGCTTCGGGTGATAAGATCGCTCGTCTTTGGAGGCTGTCGCTTTTTCCATCCATAAGATTCGAGCAGCGCACTAAGAGTTCCCTCAGATATAGCGTACTTTAAGATTTCTTCAAGCATGATTTCAAAAGACCGTCTTGCCTCCTCCTCGCTATTTCCGTATCCGAGAATATCAAGGGCAGCGCAATAGGCATAGTAAATCTTGTCCTCCTCATAGAGGATGACGGCCAAACTTACGCTTATGCCAGTACCTTCTTTCATTGGATAGCTTCCATTAAATTGCTGCGCTTTCATCGTTGGGATGGTAGTTGTTATGCAAATATAACATATTTCATGCTAAAAAACGCACAAAGGTAGTGAATAATTATATACTTTGAGTAAAAAAGCCCCGACTGTGTGGCCGGGGCTGAAAGGTAGGGGAGGGATTACCAGTCTTCTACATCTCCGCCTGTTATCCCATCTTTAATGGCTTTCTCTAATTGATTCTTCATTGCAATCATATACATACAACAAGCACAATACGCTTTTGCTCCAGCTTTCCGGGATAATCCAGCAGCGGCATCAACAAAGGGAAAAACCGCTTCCGGTTTGTAAATGCCCATTGTTGTCGAAACATTCCCTGACATTGCCCCCGCAACACCTCCTCTATTTACTGATTCATATTCTTGGATGGTTGTAATAAGTCGGGCTCGACCGTCTTTAATATCTATCCGAAAAAGAACATAGGCGCTGATTTCATAACTAATTGCAAATCCGACCTGTTCTGCAATGTTTTTCAAATAACCTTTCGCGAGTATAGTCCCCGCATCTTTTTCATTTAATTGAATTACTGATTTTCCTGAATTAAATGTGTGAACGAACCATGAGTTAGTTTGAATATATATCTGATCTTTAGATAACGATGGTGCTTGGATAATGTTAATCATTGATATGTTGCCGTTGTTGTCTATACCGGCAACTTGATCCCTAAAAAATAGTGCCGCGCTTAAATAATCAATATTCCCATCATGGTTACCATCTAAAATATCTAAAATGTCAGCATATTCGTTTTTACTATACGAAACGCTTTCATACGAATTAAGGTTCATCAGCTTATCAAAAGCATGTGATTGTATTTTCTCTCTTTCCGCTATAGACGCTGCTTTTGCCTCTTCATTTAACCTATTTGATTCCAAGTCGTTAATTTGCTGTACGGCCTGACGCCCATATTTTTCTATAAAATCCTTTTTCGGCACGTATGATTTCGTTTCTGGGTCAAAATAAAGTTGTTTCCCTTCATGGATAATAGCCAAACTTGCAACATTATGCGCGGCAATTATTTCTTGCGCCTTTTTAAGGTTATAAGGCTGCTTCGCATTGACATTATAGGTAATACCTAAAGTAATAATTATTAGTAAAAGTTTTTTCATGAGTTTATGAATTTACCCCTATCGAAATGAGTTGGTAAGAAAAGAGTAAAAAATATTTGTGCTATTGAAATAATCCGAAGTTTTTATGTTTTGGTCTGCGGGCGCCCCGGTCATTTTTAAAGGAGACCGTAATCTCCTTTAAATGTGTAGCTCGATTATATGGATCTTATTTTGGGTGGTTCTATTTTATCATATTGCTTCCGCTCTAATGAAGATGGCATTAGTCTAATTAGAATACCGCTATGCCTCTTTTTTTTGGGCAGCAGCTTCTGCCCCAGGTGTGATGCCTTGCATCTTCTCGATGATGGTGATCAGTCTGGATACTTCCCGATCTCGCCGTTCGAGAGCTTCAAAGAATTTCATTCTCTCCATAGTATCTAAGTTATTTGTTTCAGCTTTCGTTGGCGTGACGTCTTCGCCTCCTTGGCTGATAGGTTGGTCTTCTATGTTGGATATGCCAAAATATTGGAGTATGTATCTGGCATTTGCTCTACTCGGCTTGCCTTCTCCTTTCTTCCATTTGCCGATAATTGTCTGTGACAATCCAGTCGCTTTGGCGATTTTATACGGAGTGTCTTGTGTGCTTCGTAGTAATTCTACGGCCTTATCTATCAGTTTATCAGGCATGAAGGTAATCTGTCTATAATATTTTGGAATGCTATAAAATTATTTTATTAAAAATACTTCACTATTGTATTGATGTGCTCAAATAGTTTAGTATATTTGCAATATCAAACCTAATGCAAGTGCAAAGTTAAAATAGGTTTGAAGTATAAACAATGTAAAGTTATACAAAAAACGCAGAAATAACCAAATAAAACAGAAATAAAACAATGATGACGGACGAAAAGATACAAGAAAACGCCTTTACAAAAGGTCTCGCCGTTGCAGATAAAATGCCGGGCAAAATAGGGACTATGATTCGGGAGGATTTACGCCGGGGGCTTGGTAATATTACCCCTCAAGCCTTGTGCTATCGGGCGAATGGTAATCTGGAGCATACGGATTTTGAGCGCAAAGGCATCGAAGAAACCTTTACCAACTACGGAATCAAAGAGCCGTGGGGGCTGGCGTAGCTATGAGAAAGCCTTCATACAACGAAAAGGTACGAGCATACATCGGTTTCAGGAAATGGTGTATCGAACAAGCGTCTATTGAATCATCGGTAATTCCGGGTGATACTACGCTATTCCAACGCGCTTTGGCTATTCATGATTGGGTGCTATCAGATCCAGAACCAGTAGAAAATTGGGAATATGGGCCATATTTTTCAACGCTATCAATAGAGGGTGTAGAGAGTCAACTTAGAGATCTTAAATCGCGCATTGAGGCAGACGGTGGGGAGCTGGCAAAAATATATATATCAACCCTTGCATTACGCGAAGATAACGCAGATGAACTGTTATACAAAAGAGGCGGAATGCCCAATATCGTAGAGGAAAAATGAAAACCGACACCATACTTAGTAAGCGCGAGCGTGAGGTGATTAACCTCGTAGTATTGGGCTACTCAGCTCGGGAGATCGCAGAGCGGCTTAACGTCATCTACCAGTGTGTGGCGAATCACCTGCAAAGTATCTACGACAAGACGGGATGCAAGCGAACATTGCATGCACTTGTCACCTGGTATTTCACGCAGAACTTCGGCATCACGCTTAACATATCGGAAATGACCCGGCGGATCGGAGCGGCGATTCTTCTCTGCCTGTTCTCGGTTGAATTATTGGGCTCCAGCTTTGAGTGTCGCATGATGCGCCGAGTAAGGCGTAGAGCTGACGATATAGAGCTACTTACGGTAATTGAGGATTAACCACGGACTTTAAACACAAAAGATAACCCACCATGAAAACAATTTATCTCTGGGTTTCAGGCAAAGGCTGGACACCCTTTCAGTACAATGAACTTTCTGAATTAGCCGCCGAATTTGAGGCGCGCAATATCAAACTGGGCGACGGGTGCGAACTGGGCGACGGGTGCAAACTGGGC